GCTGGGCATTTGTGGTGCTTTGTTACCATGTCTTCTGGGACTATAGTACTAGTTGTTATACCTTTAATTGTTACACCTAACACGGAGTCGCTAGACTTTCTGATAACTACATTGTCTAGAGATTCCATAGTGTCCAGTATGCTAGTAAACTTTTTAAATTTGTACATTCTAGTGGGTAACCAATGTTTAACCCATGGAGTCAATTTCATAATTTCTAGAATCTTTTCTGCTAGTTGTAGGGAGTACATGTCTCCACTATCAAACCATCTAAAATAACGGTCCGTGTCTAGTTCGTCCACCATGTCACTAACCCAGCTATCACGCTGCCAATCTTCTTTATTATCCTGCCTAGGTTTTTTTACGTTGGGCATATGATACATTCCGGTAGTCGCATAACATCCTTTACACGCTGGCACTAACTCACCATTGCTGTCCTTAGATGCTGGGCATGTTATTAGTGCCTCTAGTGACCATGAGCGACAGGGCATTTTTGAAGTTTTAGATAGTTTAATCATTCTCTACTCTGTTAGTTAATAGTTACACTATAGCACACTATTGCTAATGCGCTATGGGTTTAACTACTGTTATGCGTCCCTATTTATATAATCTTCGTAATCAAACATATCTCCAATGCTAACAGAATATAGTTTGAATTCATCTTTAGGTACAGCAGTTTCTGATAGTTCATTAACTAAAGCATCCAAAGCTTCTTTAGTTGGTTCTATCTTTTCTACCCATACATCCGTTAGATTATCCACCATCCATTTGCCCGTAACAACTACATACAGACAATTCAAAAGTATGTCTGTGTTGTCTACTATATTCTGTTCTAAGTCTGTGTATCCGTCGCTTAATATTATGGTCATATGTTTACCTTAGTTTTAAATGTCTACACGCTAGCACACTGGTTAACAATGCGCTAGGTTTAAACATTAGGCTAGTACTCGCTCTAGATCCTCTGTGGTTAGATCCTCAGGTTTTTCTATGTTATCCAGAATATAAAGGACACTGTTAACTTCCTCATGGCTAAGTCCGTGAGAAGTCTCTGATAGCCACTCTTGAGCGTATTCTGTGTACGTATTCCACATAACAGGTTTTCCACGTTTAATGTATACGCTGTTCTCTGAGTCCGCGTTAAATACAGTATCAGATATAATTGCTGATATAGTTTTATAGTCCATATGTATTACTCTAGTTAGTTAATAGTTACGGATAATAATCTATTGTTAATCTAATGACAACTATTTATTACTGTCTTATATGGCTCCTATAGTCACACTCACATGTCCACATTTATCTACACTTGTTTGCATGTGTTTCCTCTGCAATATCTGTGCCAACTTCAGATGCACTGCTTTGGTGCGCTCTAGTTTTTCTCATGTATTCTTGCGTTAAACTGGTGCAAACATGAGATTGGCTAGAGAATTTTGACACCGGGGAAGGGCTATGGTATTCTCTATATTTAATAGTACCCTCTAACATACAAAAAAAGCCAAAAGTCAAACAAAAGTAAACACTTGTAAACCTTTGATCTATAACATCTTTTTAATTGTAACATTTTGTAACAAAAAGGGCTTGACATTAACACTAGATTATGGTTGACATTTGCTTAAAAATATGGTAAAATAATAGAGTATTCTTTAGCTACAAAGGTAAAATACAATGAACGAAGAAGTACAAATTAAAAAACCTAGAGGTAGACCTCCTAAAGCTAAAGTTAATCAAAAGAAGGTAGGTAACAGAAAAGCCTTAGGTAGACCAAAGGGTGATGCAGGGATCATTAACGAATACAAAGCTAGAATGTTAGCTTCCCCTAAGTCTAAGAAAGTAATTGAAGCTATATTTGATGCAGCTTTAGACGACGATCATAAAAACCAATCAGCAGCATGGAAACTAATTATGGACAGGATGTTACCTGTTAGCTACTTTGAAAAGGAAGCTTCCGGGGGCAGGTCAGCAGTTTCCATAACCATATCAAGTTTAGGTGGTACTGAAGCCACTATAACCCAAGAAAAAGAAGTTATTGAAGGGGAGGTTATTCCAGACGATGTTTAAACATTTTAGTAAAGATGAATTTGCTTGTTCTCATACAGGCAACAATGAAATACAAGATAAGTTTATAGAAATGCTTGACATTCTCAGGGAGAACTGTGGTTTTCCTTTTGTAATCACAAGCGGCTATAGAGATCCTTCCCACCCTGATGAAGTTTCTAAAGAACAGCCGGGGACGCACAGTAGAGGCATAGCTGCTGACATTTATGTTAGTGACGGTGCACAACGAAGATCAATTATAGAAAATGCCATAGACATAGGTTTTGGAGGTATTGGAGTAGCCAAGGGCTTTGTTCATGTAGACATTAGGGATACGACTCCTGTTATGTGGACTTATTAGTGGACATTACAAAAATTGAAATCAATAAACAAGCTGAAAAAATTAAAGCCCAAGGAAGAACACTTAACGCCCAAGAACGACAAATCAAAGAACAGCTACAAAGAATATTTGGCAAAGCTAACTGATTTAAATTGGGACGGTAATGACTGAATTAAACATAGAGTTACTACCTTGGCAACAGGAAGTCTGGAACGACGAAACAAGGTTCAAGATTGTTGCTGCGGGTAGAAGAACTGGTAAGTCCAGACTAGCAGCTTGGATGTTAATTCTAAGAGCCTTACAGACTGAGAAAGGGCATGTATTCTACGTAGCACCTACTCAGGGACAGGCCAGAGACATTATGTGGCAAACATTGCTGGAGTTAGGTAATCCAGTGATAATCAGTAGTCATATTAACAATCTACAATTAAAACTGGTTAATGGAGCTACAATATCCTTAAAAGGGGCTGACAGACCTGAAACCATGCGTGGTGTTAGTCTTAGGTTTTTAGTCTTAGACGAATACGCAGACATGAAACCTGAGGTATTTGAGCAGATTCTAAGGCCAGCTTTAGCAGACCAGAAGGGTGATGCGTTATTCATAGGAACACCTATGGGACGTAATCACTTTTATGACCTATATCAATACGGAGAATTAGGGGACGACCCAACCTACAAAACTTGGCACTTTACTTCCTACTCTAATCCATTACTGGACTCAGAAGAAATAGACGTAGCCAAGAAAAGCATGTCAAGCTACGCTTTCCGTCAGGAATTTATGGCTTCCTTTGAGGCTAGAGGTAGTGAGATGTTTAAAGAGGATTGGGTTAAATTTGGAGAACCAGACGACGAGGAGGTAGGAGATTACTACGTTAGCATTGACTTGGCAGGTTTTGAGGAAGTTAACAAGAAAAGAACGAAGAATTCCAACCTTGACGAGACTGCAATCGCTATTGTCAAAGTTAACCCTAACGGTTGGTTCGTTGAAAACATAATACACGGTAGATGGGAATTGTCGGAAACGGCAAGAAAAATATTTGAAGTAGTCAGGGACTATGAGCCTATTAGAGTAGGAATAGAAAAAGGCATAGCTAGACAGGCAGTTATGTCCCCTTTGACTGACTTAATGAAAAGAAATCAAAGATTCTTTACTGTGGAGGAATTAACCCACGGTAACAAAAAGAAGACTGACAGGGTAATGTGGGCGTTACAAGGTAGATTTGAAAACGGTTACATTACTTTAAACAAAGGTGAATGGAACAGTAGATTCTTGGATCAGTTATTCCAGTTTCCTGACCCTTTGACTCACGACGATTTAGTGGATTCTTTAGCATACACGGATCAGTTAGCTAAAGTTGCGTACCACTACGACTTTGAGATAGAGGACGAAGAAATACTGGACATAGTAGCAGGATATTAATATGGAATATATGGACGAAGAAAAAACCTTAATGAGCGAACAATCCGTAGAAGATTGGGTTATGGCTAAGTGTGAAACTTGGAGAGATCACTACGAAGCTAACTACGCTCAGAAGTTTGACGAATACTACAGACTTTGGAGAGGTATCTGGTCCTCCGGAGACATGGAGCGTAAAAGCGAACGATCTAGGATTATTAGTCCTGCGCTACAACAGGCAGTGGAATCCAGTGTAGCTGAGATAGAGGAAGCCACCTTTGGCAGAGGCAGATTCTTTGACGTGACGGACGACATAGGTGACAGAGAAAGACAGGACATTTCCTTTCTTAGAAACAAACTACATGAAGACTTTGACAAAGCACAAGTTAGAAA